TGTTCGCAATCGTATGCCATACTGGGACAGGAAGCTGGCTTCTATCAGCTCCCAATCATCCCATAGGTCATAATATGTCTCATGCTGAGGGTGTCTGCTCCTCGCCGTATGTTCCCATAGCAACCTGCATGATTGTATTATACATTTCCTTATATTCAGGAATAGGAAGGTCTAATGCCTCAATCTTATCTGAAGCATCCTTTCCAACAAGCATTTCAAGGCCTTTAATCATAAATGCCATATCATCCTTGTTTTCCTTGCTCTCTGCTTCCTGTGCCATAGCCTGTATGTTGAGAATTGTGCTCTTTCTGTTATTAACAGTAACAACCAAATCCTCTGTAATACGAATCATAGGTAACTGGTTCGTAATCTTCATAGATATATCTATTACTTTAAAATCTGTCTTTGCCATTATTCAAATCCTCTCTTTCTTTAAGCTGCTACATATGCTATATATGTTGGCTTTCCATCCGAATTTGCATCCCATTCAAGCGCATCAATACTTGTAGCATCTCCACCAAGAGATTTTACATCGATTACTGCAGGTACAAGAAGCTGATCAAGATTAGGGAATATAATAGACACCCATGTATTGCAATCCTGACCTGTCTTCATAAATCGACTTGCTACATAATCATTTCCTTCATCTCCATAGTTACGCTTACCGCCGAAAGACATACCAAGTGACTTACCTGTCATGAGCCTTCTTACCCAGCCAGCCTGATCCATTGGATTCCATTCCTCAATGGTTCCATCTACAGATATACTTAAGCTCTCTGCATCTTTTACAATCTTAGTTTCTACTGTTTCCGGTGTATCTGTGTTTTTTCTTCCAGTTATACATACTCCAAACTGAATTTTATGTACCGGATTAACCCCTGTTAATGGTGTAGCTTCCGCGTTATACCCAGCTATCTTTGTATTCTGTGACATACTTCTACCTACCTTTCATAACAAAATTTAAGTTCTATGACCATTTCAAATATTCCTTTATCATCTGTATCAACCTCAATCGGTGCTGATACTAACATTTCTGTAAAAAGAATATTTGTGTCATTAATGTTTACATGTTTCATATCTCTGAGCTTGTCGTAAAGCTCCTGTGAGACTTTTTCAGTCTCCCTGACACTTTTATTCCAATGAATCAGTATACTTATGGATTTGACAGCATAAGAGCTGTTCTGTATACCTCCAACAGCCATCTGAACATTATCTCCCCTGTTAAGATGGTATACACCTATGCTCTTATCTTTCTTATCATCAAGCTTTCCACAATATACATGGTCATCAGCCGCTATCCCAAGACCTGCTATAAGGTCTCTCACATCACCTATTCCTAACATCCTAACATCATAACCCCGCATTCTTTTTATAAAACTTTCCAAATGCTTTAGGTGCAAAATCCTGCTTTTTACCACCTTTCATATAGTCATCAAGCCATCTGCCTTTAGCATTTGCATTTCCTTCATGTTTCTTGCCGCTTTCATCTGTCCACTGCGTCTGATGGAAGTTGTATTCCGGATGATAATATAATCTTCTTGCCTGCGGTGCTGATGTTGATATGATAACTTTACCATTTACAGCTTTTGAAATACCATTAGTTACTGTCTGTCCATTTTCGTAAGTGGCAGTTTCACTCTTTCCTGCGCTAATATGAGTACTTTCTCCCTGCAATTTACCTGTATCTCTTGGTATCACCTGACTTTGCACAACATCCGTGTGTATAGCTTCCGCTGTCATTTCTAATGAAGTCGCCGCTGCTGCCGTAAGCTTCCTTACCATAGGCATATTAAGCTTCACTGTTGACTTAACATTCTTTGCCATTACATCACATCCAATCTTACATAATTAACCGTACCATCCGGATTACGGCACTTCGTACCCTTGTATATATGCCTTGTTACACCGAACACCGTTATATCA